TGTCGTTCACTAGACTGTTGAGGCCCTTGCCTCGTTCAGCGCCTTTGTCACCTCTTGGCTTGTTGTCGGAAGACTTGCTACGGCCCCCACCAAGGTTATCCTTGAAGGACCAAGAGTTGACGAATGCCCCTGTATCTACAGGAGAGGCCAGAACAACCGTCCTAGCCACGTCAGTCATCTTACGCTCTACAGCGTCTTCGAGCATCTGGTCAATCTCTGCCAGCTTAGCCTTAAGAGCAGGGGAGACTTTTAGCTTGGGAACTGCCATTACTCGAAGGTCTCACAAAGGTAACAGACAGCCTGACCACCACTAAAGATGGTACGAACGGTAGTAATATTTACCGTATCTCCGTTCCCTAAAATCTGGTCTTCGTCATCAGGGGTAGCTGAAAGACCTTTAGCGGGAATGACACAGGCCCGTCTGCCTCTCCTAGTCTGATTGAGGTCAGAAATACCCTCTGCTAGGTTATAAAAGTATCCAGTAAAGGAATAGTCCGTAGTCGCACTTCCACTAACAGTGCCAGTAGAAGCATCGTAAGTGCCTCCAGTGGTGACCTTGCGGAGTGTAAGAGTTTCGCCAAAGTCTTGGACCAGCTTCAAAAGGTCACTTGCATTAAACGACATGGACTATTCCTCACTCGTAATCCGCAGAACCATCATAGGTTGGTGGGTTGCGGAAACGATCCCGGCGGAAAGATGGGGTGACACGGTCTGTGTCCTCTCTTACCACAGAGATAGTTGCCTTACTGAGGCCCCCAGCTTTGACGCCGAGACCGGACTGTCTTTTGGACTCAGACTCAAGAGTTTCCGCAAGGGCCATGTAATGGGAGTGAAGATCAGAGTAACTAGCGCTAAGAGCGCCATCAAGCTCAGTGTCAACACGACGGCTATACTTAGCTGCAATAGCTCGGCAGCAATAAGCACCAGCCTCATAAACATTGTCACTGGACTCAGTAAGAACAAAAGCAATTTCATCGTCTTGTACCTGTGCGTCGGTGGAGTCGGTATCACCTACGAGGAAACGTACAGCATTACGACGACCAGCAGAGGTGGTCGTATCTATAGCAGAAGAGTCGTAGGTGAACGTCATTATGCTTGCTCCCAATCAGCCCAAGGGCTGTTACGCCATGTACGGATATGACCACGTTGTTTCTTCGTGACCGTAGAAGATTTACACTTCTTCATGTTGTATTCACGCTCGGTCTTCGTGAACTGCTTGACCTTAGCGTTGATGCCCTTTACGATAGCCGAAAGTTCATCTTGGTCTAGTTCATCAAGGCCGTCTCCGACAACAACCCTTTCAGATTTCTCTGAGGGAGGCTCTTGCCGAAGAAAGCCCTGATTAAACAGCGTCAATACGTTTTCCCAAGAGATACTTCGCTGTCTCCAGTCGAAGAAGTCTCCGGTTTCCCACTGGGTTCCCGCAGAGCTAAACGGACGCTTTACGGTGTGAACCCAGTCAAGTTGGAAAGGTAGCTTAGAGTAGTCGGGTGTCATACTCTAGTTCCTTATGCTACGATGGTCTTGAAGAAGAAGCCCAGTTCTGGTGCAGTCACCTTCATATCGTAGGACATCTTCACCTGAATCATCTCAGCAATCTGCTGACGCTTAAGGGCGTCGTCAGAGAAGGACTCAACGGTGATGCCAAGGTTGTTTACACCCGGTACAGAGTTCCATGCGAAGGTAAGACCAGCAGCAGGGGTCATCAGACCAGCAGTGCTTGGGGTGTAAGTCAGAAGGGCAGACTTGCCACCGATGAACTGATTGCTTTCAGCAGCGCCTTCTGCAGCGATGTTCTTAACAGAGTCCATGACGTAGTAGTTTTCTACCTCAAAGATTTCTGCCAGCTTCGCCTTGGTTACGAGAGCGGTGTTGTCTACAGTAGCACCACCGTTCAGGCGACCCAGAATGTCTGGATGGTTAATCAGAGCATCGTGTACCTGACGACCAACAACCATCGTGTTAGGACGGAAGCCGCCAGACTTGAGTTGCATTGTAGTAGCTGCGTCAGTGACGTTGATGATAGGGTCAGAACCCGTAAAGTCAGACCACTGGATTACTTCGTTAGTGGAAGGCGTAGAAGCCACACCAGTGTACTTAGAGGTCCAGATGTTGTCCGAGAAGAAGTTCGTAACGAACTGCTCTTCACGGTGTACCAGCATACGCATGGTCAGAGTCTGCGCTCCGGCAGCACGAATGTCCAAAGAAGCATCTTCGTTAGCAAGAGTCTGCTCATCGAAGTCCATACCAAGACCGTAGACATCAGCGAAGTAGTTGTCGTTAGAGACCGACATACCGATACGTTCTACTTCGGTACGAGGTGCCAGCTTCTTTACGTCGCCGGTACGGTTCATTTCCTGACGGCTGTAAATGTAGTATTTGTCAGACTGCTTGTCTACGCCTACGATAGGGAAGACTTTACCAGCGACAAAAGCGTCCTGAGACTGGGCATAAGCCAGCGTCAGATTGGTGAGTGGTGCATCAATATGCACACTAGATGGGGTCAGCAAAGGCATTTGTTATTCCTCTTCCTTAACTGCTATTAAGCGTGAGTGTCAGAAGCTGGCTTGAGCAGAACGGAGATAATCTCGCCGTCAGCAAAAGCAGCAGACAGGGCTACACCAACTTTAGCATCATTCTGAGTGGCAGCACCGACTTTACCAGTCGTGCCATCAAACGGAGTGATGTAGTCGCCAGCAAGGATAGCGCCACCAGCCTCAGCTAGAGCAATGCCGTCATACTGCACAGCAACAGTTTTGCCAGCAGCATCAGCAGAAGTCATGGTAATGCCAAGGGCGTGCTGACCTTGAGCATCGGGGTAAGCTGCACTACCATCAGTGGTAGTAACAGAAGGGTCAAGAGTGACCAAACGGTATTGGGCCAGAGCAGCATCCGAAGTCAAGGATACAGTGTTAAAGCGGCCTGCATTCGTCGCCATGATTTACTCTCCTTTGTAGAGCTTATTAATGAGTGCCTTACCTTCGTCGGTCTTAGCTACAGCAGCGTATGCCTTAGCGTAATCGGACTTAGGGAGGCTGTTTTCGTCCATGTAAGACTTAACAAGAGTATCGAGCTTATCGCTGGAGGAAGCCATATCAGCTTCTACAGACGCTTCACCGATCTCAGACATCGAAGCACCAAGGGCTGCATCAGCAGACTTAAGGGCTTCAACAATTGCGTCATCCTTGGCAACGTAGCCCAAGATGGAGGCCGCAACTTCCGTATCGAAGTTAGGAAGGATTTCTTCAGCTTGCTTACGCAAAGCAACCTGACGCTTCTCCAGTTCCACTTCTTCAAGTGCTTTGAGAATAGGGGCAGGGATGTCAGACTTGACAATTTGCTCACCATTAAATTCGTAATACTCTGGCTCTTCGGCCTTGGTTACCGTCTCTTCGGTAACTACAAAACCATTGTCTTCCAGAGCTTTTGCCAAACGCTTGATTTCTGCCTTAGCAGCATCAACTTCGGCAAGAAGTATATCAGCTTCAGAAGCATCATCAGCCTTGGATACTTCAGGCTCATCCACCTCAATATCGTCAGACTTCTTCATGTCTTCTTTAGCTTTCTTAAGGGCTTCCTCTTCAGACATGCCCTTGTCCATGTAGTACGCTTTGCGTTCTTCAAGGTTCATTGTGTTGTCCCTCTTAATAAGACAGATTGTAGCGGCTTGATTAGCAGGACGGTCAACAAGTGACAATTCGTCCAACTCCAAGTCGAGTAGGATGTTAGTCATTTACTTCCTTCCTCTTAGCTTTGCCGCCGATAGAAAAGGCCGTAAGTTGGCCAGATTTTACCAGAGACCAGACCTCATCATCGAATACCTTCAATGCTACGATCCAACCTTCACGGCTACTGGAAACGCCCAAGGACTCACCAATCTCATTAGTGAGAGGCATCGAGTGGACAACTTGACCCACCTGATCCCCCTTGTGCATCATCTTACCAACACGAATATGCTCCATGAATTTATTCACGGCCTTAACCATAGTGTCGGCTTCAATTACATCACCTTGGCGGTCTACCAGAGGCTTACCGTCTTCAGTGATGACCGAGGCCCAACCGTAGACAAGACGCTGTTCGTCGTCTGTCTTAAGGATTTGACCCTCTAGGTTCATTTGCTCGGAATCGTCTTTAGCGAGCATATCGCTCACAGAAGAACCAGACTCCCACATTTTACAGGACCAATAACCAGCAGTGGTCTTATCAGTCTTACTATCGCAGTTGTGTCTAGCCCGGAAGTTAGCACGGGCCTTTGGGTCGTCACGACGGATTTCCATAGTGGGGCTACCAAAGGTAACCTTCTTCACTTTGTCGCCGGACTTGACGTACACACCAAACTTCTTAGCAGAGCCTTTAGGCAGACGGAATGGCTTATCTAGGGAGACCTTCTCACCACGAAACTCAGCCTTCTCTGTGCGACCCGGCAACAAATCCTTGTCATGGCTTACAGCCTTCTGGCCAGAAGCAATCTTAAGGAAGCTGTTTACTCGGGCCATTGCCCACTGCTCTTTGGATGTTACGTTAGGGCGTACAGATCCGGGGTTGGTCTTGTATGCACCGATACCACGGTCATAGACTGCTCTAAGGGT